CATTTGATTTTTCTATAATATCATTATATGATAGTAAATTAGTATTTAGTTTAATTGTAAGATAATCAAATAATCCTTTAATATAAGTTTCTTTATAAGTGTTTTTAATGTATCGCAATTTATACCATACTTTCTTTTTATATTTCGTCCATTTGCTGTTTAATACAGTTTCATCGCCATTAAATATTTCAGGTAATTTATTATCTACTTCCTTAATATCTTTTAGTAGTTTATAATAATCAATATTTTCTTCAATGTTACTAATATTGTTAGGTAGTGCTTCGTGATATTTCAATATAGCCAATGGTATCTTGTCACTTACTGTATATTGAGTAAACAATAATTCTTTACCCATATCTTTAACTCTATTTGATAATTCATTGATATAATCATACTTTGAATACAACAATGATTTTTTATACCACGTTTTGATGTGCTTTCTAGATGATAATGGTATTTCCTCTATTATAATTTGTATATCTCTAATATCTTGTTTATCAAATGAAGATAATTTAAACTCACTTAATACTGTTTTTATTACTTTTCTTCTAGATTTTTTACATAAAGAATTATAAAAATCATCTGTAAACTTGCTACCTAATAATTTATTTTTTACTTGCAATCTTAGCTTCTCTATTTTTTTTATTTTTTTGTCATTTGTTTCAATATAACTATAATATGTATTTTTATCATTGAAAGGTAATATAATATTGCTTGTGACTGTTTCGTATTTTTCGTCTTGTATTTTCAACTTGGATCTCATTAATTCTTTGGTATCAAATACAATTTCTCCAATATCAATTGAAAATCCAAGCTCTTTAATACTATCAAATCCCTTTTTAAATTTATCATATGTATCCTTAACAATTTTAATATTAAATTCTTTATCAATTATATCATCATAAAATATAACGTTTTTAATTTTATATTCACTTATTAATAGTGGTAATATTATAATAGATTGTGCATTAAATTTTAATAATGTATTATTTTTCAAAATTATTTTATTAATAGTATAATCAGTGTTTATTATTACTGATTCAAATGTAAATAATTCACTTTCTTCTTTTAATAATTTATTAAGAGCAGCTATATTATCTTTATTTGTAAATAGTTCAATATCATAATCTTCAAAATTATTTTTTTTTGTACAATTAATTAATATATCCTTTACTACTTTATATTCTTCTAAATTAAATAGCTTTTTATCTGATTTCATAGTAATTGATTTTGATACCAAAGGTTCATAATAATTATTTTCTTTAATAATCATTATAAACTTAGGGCTTTTATCCAAATATGAATATAAATCTATAAATCTTGTATAATAAGGGCATATCATATTAACTTGAATATTTTGATCTATTTTTTCAATATCCCATAATACAATTAATTTTTTATAAATTATAGCAACTAATGAATTTAAATATTTAATGGTTTTATCAAATGGATAATTATCAGCTGATAAATAATTAATAAACTTTAAGTAAGATTTGTATATATATAAATATCTTGATTTTTTATAATTACTCTCCTTAGTATTATCACTCGTATCTGGAACATCCAATAAAGACTTTTTAAACTTTTTGTTGAATTTAAGAAAATCATTATATAATTCAATATTATCTTCGGCTATTATTGGTTCCAAATCAACGAAATCTTTACATACATTTCCATTATCAAGTGATAAAAATGTAATTAAATCTAAACTTTCTTTTATTTCTTTAATGAATTCTTCCTTTGTTTTACCCAGAGAGAAAGCAACAACATTTATTATATTATCATATTTATCTGGTATATCTTTTTGATTTATTAAACTTTTTCTTAATATACATTCTCTTTTGTTAATATTATTTGGTGAAAGACATTGTTTACTATATTCTTCACTATTATCTGGTTTTAATATTTTATATAATTCTTTTGCTATATCACCATAACGACCTTTATATGGAAGAGGTATTTTATTCATAATATAATTTTTGTCATCATCATCTGATTTTGATAATTTTATAGATTTTTCATCTGATTTTGCTTTATCTGATTTTTTTGAAGGTTTTATAGAAGTTTTTGGCTTATCATTTTCTTTTGGTTTTTTCTTTCCACAGCATGGTAAATTAATATTTTTAATTAAATAAGCATATCTAGGTTTATTGGCATTTTTCATATCTTCATTTAATTTCATTGGCTCCTCATTATCACCAGGACATTTTGGATTTTCTTCGCTTTCATCTAATGGTATTTTACTAACAGGACACCACAATCTTGGACACGTATAATAGTTTTTAATATCTGGATTACTACCATATTCAATAATATTATCAAAATTTTTATCATATCCCTTCTCTTTAATTTCATCTAGTTCTTCTTTTGACAAAACAACTGGTTGATGTTCTCTTTGACATTTGCGTGATTTATTATTATCTTGATATAATTCTTTATCAGCATTTCTTAAACGATTAATTAAATAATTTTTAAATTCAACTTTTTTGACACCACCTTGAAACTTTGAAAAATCATCAAAATCCATATCATTATCTATTAAATTTTCATCAGATGATTTTGATGAAGACTTATTTGGTTGCGGGTCAGGTGTCTTTTCTTTTTTAGGAACAACAACAGGTTTCTTTTCAATTACTCTTGTTTGTTCAATGATTTTAGTTAGCCAAAATTTAATATTATCAAGTTCATAATATGATTTGCAATTTTTAATATCTATTTCAAATCCACTACCACTTTTTTTGACAACAATATAAGTCCCTTCAATTATATTAGGATTTTTATCTAAATTATTAAATCCAATATCGCCAATTAGCTGCAATTCTTGTTTAACTAATGTAACAGATTCTGTTTTAGTATATCCAAAAGCTATAAGTTCTTTTACAATATCATCTTCCAAAACGCCAACTATAATTCTTGATTTTATATAAGATGTAACATCGAATTTGTTATTTAATACATCATTTACCCTTTTGTACGCATAATATCCACTATTTTTCTTTTTTTCATTTTTAAATATAATAGCCTCAAATATATTTGAAAATGTGCCTATTTTTTTTATCAATGTTGGAAATTCAATATTATCAACCATAAATTTAACTCTGAGATTGATATCATTTTCAATGAAATCTGTTTTAGTTGTAATGTATTTTCTAATATAATCAGTTAATTCTTTTTTATCTTTAATAATCTGTTCAATTTTATTTCCATTATCAATAGGGTATTTAAAGTTTATGATGGCATCACTTTCACTTATTGAAATTTTAGATGTCTTGCCTTTATAAAATATATTCAGTAATTCTTCTTTTTGATTTATTATATTAAAAATAAAAGTTAGTTCTTTTTCATTTGTATAAGTATGTTCTTTAAATAACTTATATATAGCATTATTATTATTAACTAATTGTATTATTTGCATTTTTTCATTAGTTTCTAGTTTATCAAATAGCAAAATAAGAGCGTCTATATCATTTAAACTAGTTTTAAAAGTAACATCGTTATACTCTTCTAATGATAACTTTGCATATTTAACTTCTTTGTTATATAAACTAACTAATATTTCTTCATTTTTAATTAGTTCTTTAACCTTTTTGGTAAACTCTGGTTTTTTTATTGCTTTATCAAAGTAATATTTAATATCATATTTAAAATCACTGTAAAATACTAAATTCAATTCAGTTTTTTTTAATAAACCATATTTATTTGATAAATCAATTGGTTCTTTCAATGATTCAGCAGTTCTATCCTTTGATTTAAACGGATTTACATCATAACCAGACCATTTAATTTCTTTAATATCATATAATAAATTATCCTTATCCCAAAAATAAAAAGGTAATTCTATGTCTTTATCTTTTTGTAATATATAATAAACTATTTTATTAAATGCATCTTCATAATTATTATCTTGAAAAATATACTCGTTTATTACTACATAACTTGATTTATATGTGTTAGCTTTATTAGCATCAAAAACATACGTTATATGATTAGTTTCAGACAACCATCGTTTAACATATATTGGTTTTAATAAATCCATTTATAATATGTATTATCTAATTAAATAATATATTATTATAGAGTAGTAATTATTTAAAATAAAATGGCTTCATCTGGGATGTTAACTGAAAAATTAATATTAGCACTCAATAGTGCAAAAGATGTTGTAAAATCAGAAGATAGTCAAATAGTTGAAAAGCTTATGACTTCTTTAAATAATAAAGAGTCTTTTTCAGATGATTCTAATATTGATGAAATAAGAGATGCTGTTGAAGCAAGAAAACAAGAAAGAGCTAATGAAGACAAAGTAATATTAGGAATTGATTCAGATGAAACAACAGATGAAACAACAGATGAAACAACAGAAGAAACAACAGATGAAACAACAGAAGAAACAACAGATGAAACAACAGAAGAGGTAGATATTATGAGTAAATTTAAATGGGTTTTAATAAGTATTGGTATATTTGTATTTTTAATAATTCTAGGTAGTATATTTTATTGGTATTTTTCTTCACAGCCAGAAGAAACTATAATGCAACCAAGAAGTAATATACAACCTGTTAGCACAGGACTACCTCCTCAAAATGTAGAAGTTGAAACTTCTCAAAACTATTCATATTTACCTTTTATGAGTAATACTTCTGTTCCTGATGTAAATAAATCAAATGAATTAGAAAAACAAGAGCAAGAAAGAAAAAAATTGGAGCATGAAACAGAGCTAAAACGTATTGAAGAGCAAGAAGAAATATTAAAACAAGAAGAACAACAAAGAATAGAAAAAGAAAAAAAAATGCAAGATGAGCAAAGAATACAAGAAGAAAAAAGAATGCAAGATTAGCAAAGAATAGAAGAAGAAAAAAAAATACAAGATGAGCAAAGATTACAAGAAGAACAACAAAGAATAAGATATGATAAAGAAGAGCAAGAAGAATTAATTAAGCAAAGTTTAGATGATGATGATAAAAAATAATTCTATTTATAAAATGTGTAGTACCACATATTCAGATTCATCATCTTCATCTAGCGAATATTATGGTGATAAAAGAAAAATAGGAGATATAAAAAAAAACAGGTTAAACAGGTTAAACAGGTTAAACAGATAGCAAAAATGAAATATGTTAGAAAAACTAAATAAGTCCTCTATAATAATCTAAATTTTCTTTAATAAAATTGTTTAAATAAAACCCAACATATATGCCTATCACTAATATTATTATTGTAATCACAGAATTAGAAAATACATAATATATTAAATATATTATAAGTACAATAAGTGGCGAATAATTACTTATTTTTTCAAAATATAATGATAAATTTTCCATTTAATTATATAAAACAAAATAAATTAAATAATAAGTGGTTTAATATGACCAACACGAATATTTGTATTTATCATTATTTGATATCCAGCTTTGTTAATATTTTTAGAAAATGCTACATCTTCGCTGCAAATATCTCTAATTTTTTTTCCATCTTCACATTCAATTACTTCTAGTTCAGAATCAAAATATGGATATTTTAGTTTATCAAATACTTCTTTTTTAACAGCCATAAAACCCATGCCGGAATATACTACTGGGTAGTACTTGAACTCGGTTTCTTTTTTCCAAGTCTCAATTTCATCAGGTGTGCAAAATTTGAAACTTCCATTCTTTTTAAAATGTTCTATATCCCAATCCTTTACAAAAGCATAATTTATTAAATCGGACATTCTATACATTCCTGCTACAACAGGATGTTTTTCTGTTGATTCAATTAGTTCAACAACTTGATCTGGTGTAAATACAATATCACTATCAATTGTAATCCATACATCAAAATCTTGATTATTAAAAGGTTTTTGATCTTCCCCTCTTAAAGTATCAAGTCCCAAAGTATGCATTCTAACAAATGAAACAAAAGAACCAGTTGATGGAGATATCATTATATCATATTTACGCATATCCCATAACTTACTAATAGTTGCTGTCCAGGCAATCAAAAATTTAGAACTAAAATTATCGCCAGGGAGAGCAAATATGATTTTTTTTAGTTTTGGTACTTCATTAACAACATTATTTTCAACAATTTTGTTTTCTTCTTCCATAATAAATTATTAAATTAAATAACTTCTTATATCATTTTAGTGAAATCACTTTGTATAAAAGCTATATAAAATATACTCACATAATAATAGATAAGTTTAAATGTCTGATAGTGACATTGTATATAATTTAGAAATAGATTCTTTATCTCCGCGTTGCTGTCAACCTGATAAAATAAAACAGAATCTAAAAC